GTGCGGTAGTCCTACATGAATGACGTAGGCATTCGGGTACCCCCCGGATGTTTTGGTACATCCGAGACCCTGATTGAACGATATTTCGTGTAGCCCAAAACGTTCCTCTCGTCCAACTATGCAAAATGATATTTATCTCCCACCTTCACGTCAGGAGTGGACATCCGTCCAAGGGTGTTACCGCAATGGGAGGGTTTCCTTCCAGTCCAATCCTTTAGCTCAAGATCGCACACTGCCAGGGTGTGGTATCCGGCCAAGTCAATAGGGCATCAGGGGGCTAACTCCCACTGGCTTCAACAATTGCTATGGAACCCCGTTGAAGTAGGGTCCACCTCCAAACAAGGAGGCACCGGCGTCTACATTTTCCTTGGGTATTGAGACGCTAAACCCCAGCCGTAGGTGGCCAACCCGTACCTAAACTAACAAGGTAGAAGCATAGTTAATGGCATAACCGATCGTGGGACCATATTTCTCTGCCATACCTAGAAACCAGTTTCCTGTCTTATCCAAAGTGTGCAACACATCGTTGAGGGTGTTCTTAGTAATGACAGCATTCGACACGGTAGAAATTAACCCTGAATTGAACGCCGGCATATACTCATAAATAGCAACAAACCTCACACGTAGCCCCGTGGATGCCGGTAACCCGGAAGCAGTCAGTGTAATGCAGTTACGCCCAACATTTGTCGCATTATTCGTGTTAACTTGCTGGACGGCTGTATTGAACCCTTCCCACTCCTGGTCACCGAATCCAGGCTTCCACTTTATTTCAATCATGGTGTTGGGAACTCTCTCAGTATGGAACTGCGAGGTCCTGACGCCCTGAACAGTGGTCTGTGTGCCAACACCACCATCCGCGGCTAGCTGGAATTGAGTCAACATAGAACCAGGTCCATACCCCATTCCGACGAATCCCTGTCTCGTATTCTCGGCCCCTGGGTAGTATACCTGCATACATGCGCCAACACATCTCCAGCCTGCCTGGTTGATGAGGAAAGCGTTACCGGCAGCTGGCTGCAGAGCGCTGAAGTTGAATGTAGTGGTGTCGTTGAGTAGCACAGCCGGAGACGTCACGAATGACGCAAGCCCGGGAGACCACACCAATGCAGAGGCTCCTGTGGAGGCTCCGTTGAAAAGGACAGTGTCCTGTTCAAACCTTGCCGTGATGGCTCCGTTCGATCCAGGATACACTGAAGGTCCGAGTTGGGCCCTGCATGGGTCAAGCAGCATTCTTGCATGGCATTTTGCCACGTCGTCGAGTCCTGCCATTCCTTTCGCTCCTTTAGACACTTTCTGACCCCCAAATCCAGAAGCAACCCTTTGTTGTCCGCCCACCGACTCATTCTTCTTCTTCCCGTTTCCGCCTTTCTTTCCATTGCGTACTTTTCCCGCGATCTTAACTCTCACCATTGTCGTTCGTATTGTGTGTGATTTTCGCAACTTTTCCACCTTTTCCTCAGTGGCGAGGGTGTATGGGTGAACACCACCGTAATGGAGGTCCGTCTTGTTCTACAAACTGACTGAGCCTCATCTTGTCCCAGGTGGTTTCCAGAAGTATTTGGTCATCGGGAGTAATACCAAAGGCCTTGTAAAAAGACACTCTGGATTCTACTGTAATGGGTGCATTCGTCCATCTGCACCCCTTTGCCATGTGGAAAAATCCCCTTTGACTCAACTCCTCCGGAACGTTCTTGGCCTTACCCGGTTCGAAGCACCTGTAAAAAGACTGATACACAGGCACCCCGTCCGTCAAGGCCCTCCCACACTCTCCGACGGCTGACAACCAATTCTCGATTAACTTATCATGGGCGAAATCACCTGGGTGGGTGAGGTCCTTTGCTAACGCTTTGTGTGGATTCCTTACCATCGTCCAACCGCCAAAAGTGCTGACCGGTGAACATTGGCAAAAGTCAATTCGTTCAAAAACATCCACAACGTCCTCAACCTCCATAGTGAACCCCAGAGCGAGAAACCATTCGGAGAGTCCTGTCTGAAAGTCTTCGCATCTGTCACGCTCCATTAACACAACACTGTCATCGCCGTCATTGAAGACTACGGCTTTGACACCTCGGATGTGGCAATAGGTGAGCAACATACAACTCATCAGCATGCAATTTCCAGCTGAAGTGTTCATGTCTCCGCTCATACGACAACCATCGGTAGTGTAATACACCTTACCGTCTGCCGCACTACCCACACATCTATTCCGCAACTGCATACGAAGAAGATCCTGCAATTCCGGCCGGAGCCAATCAGGAGCGTGGTACAACCACATCGAGTGCTCCCATCTGAGAGCATCCTGACTGACGTGTTGGTCAAATCGACTAGCATCCATGGAGATAGCAATTGGGTCTGCAAAACTACCCCAGGCACGCCACATAATCTCAGCACGTCTCCTAGCGTTAATCCCCTTAAGAACAACCGGGAAATTTGATCCAGTGAGATCGACTGCGATTCGGGCAACTGCATCCTTCATAAGATGTTCGTAGACTTTTATGTAACGTCCCAGAGCGTAACCATAGACTGGTAACCTCGGGTTGCGTGGCTGTATGATACGAGGTACGATTTCGGCAGCTAACCGCCCGCTGCCCCCTCCGTCTAACTTCACCAAGGACTCAATCTTGATGAATGACTTGATCTTAGCGTCCGATTGTCTCAACCCACGTGCTTGATACTCAACAGCGGCACGCTCGTATAGTGCTTTCCGACGTCCGGAATATGTGGAAACAAATTGTTCCCTACTCAACGGACGGACTACTCGCGCCACACTTGCATACCGCTGCCGTGTGTCAGACATCACGCTCTCGAACACGCCAGGGAGTGGTCTAGGGGGGACAGCCAGCCCACCCTGCGAGGTTACACGGAACACCCTCTTAACCACACCCATACGAAGGTTACATAAGCTATTCTTATGTACACCTACCGGCTGATTTACCATCGGTAGGTACCACTTTACCCCTTTCACCCTCTTCACACGTTCACCGACAGCAAACTGCTCCCACCGCACTTCTGGAATATCCATATCAAAATTCGGATAATCCAGTGGGATCGGTTTACCGCGGCACCCCTACATGACCCAGCCCGGACGCCGGCTGGCGCGCACACAGGCCTCACCACGTTGCCTTACAGCACTTCTACTGCTTCCGATAGTTGAAATGTCGATATCCTCATTCGTAGGTATGAAGAACATCTCGGTCGCAATAGCCAGTGCCCTGGCGGCATCAGTCTTCCTGAGGTTCGGCTTCTCTTTCAAAATAGCTTTGATGACCAAAGACGCCTCAAATCTGATGACCCCCTCATTTTCCGGAGTCTTCCGCATCTTAGGATCTAAGCCCTTAAGCCTAATCTCGGTGACTATTCGCTTGACCAGTGGCATGCAGTTACGATACCTGTTTCTGTGAAGTCTAACAGTTTGCTCGACATTTGCTATTAACGCATCGCCCGCACTATCATCAAAGTACACTTCAGCGAAATCATTCACATCAGCATCTCGTGGGTGTTCGGGCCAACACAAACAACATAAGCGAGCAAAAGCAGCATTCACGCGATAGTAGAGACTGGTGTAAATTGGATTTGAGAGGAGAGTCATTGTGGAGCCTAGTAGCGGGCGGGAAGGTCGGCTAAG